GATATCTAGCGTTCCCATAACACGCACTGCTTCCTTCACCGGCATGAACTGCTTCAGCAAAGCCAAGATGCAACCATAACTATCTTTAAGGAAGTCCACCATGATATCTTGCCGGTAAGCAGGGCGAACTGCTCCACCGGCTGCTCTGATTCGAGCGTTCGCTGCAGATTCCTCGCCCGACTGCAGGAAGCCACGCTTCTGGTCAGTAACAAATGATTTGTCTTGCAGCTCTTTATCTAAGCGCCCATCAATTAGGTACAGTTCTTGGGAGGCTGCAAGCCCTGCGCTCGAAACCATTGCCCGGTTCTGAACCGAGTCACCTTCAAAGGTAACGATAGTTTGGTCGCCGACTTTGATTTTTTCGATGTCTTCTTCACTGGTGCCTTCCTTCGCTAAGAATACCCAAACCTTAGAGTTTTCTTGGGCGTTCCTAATCTGGAGATTACGCATGATATTCTTATTGTCCGCTATCTGCTTGTAGGTGCTGACATCGTCCATGCCAAATGTTGCATCAGGGAGCGGGTTGAACTCTAATATCTTCGCCACCCAAGCGTCATACTTGTATGGATTATTATTATTGCGGAGGTCTTCGAACTGCTCATCAGTCAGTAATATCATCCGCCCCTTCATCCCATCCCGCTTTTCTTTCTTGGTCGGTCGCAGGAATAATTCATAGAGCGTGACGAATCTGGCGTCCCTTCCGTTCCTGTAATCTTTATCTGCAAACTCTAGGAGCGGGCGGATACGGCTTGTGTTCGGTAATTTGTCAGTGGCGTTCGACTGTACGAAGTTCCCTTTCTCATCAACCATGTAGGATTGACCGAATCCCAATTTACCTTTAATCGCCTTGTCATCTACATTCAACCGGTCATCCTCCACCAATTCAAGGAGCGGGATGTCGAAAGAGCGTGCTATCCACCGAGCTTCGTCTAAATTACCGATGTTCACCGCCGGGTCAAAAAGGAAGCGCAAAGGAGAGATGCGCTTGACGAAAATTTGCTCACCTTTGATGGTTAACGACTGCTCTTCCGTCATCCCGAACTCGCCCTTGTAGCCATGCCAGAGGACACCATGGGGAGCGAGGAGTGCGTCGAAGAGGACTTTGCGGAGTTCTCGTTTGTAGATAATTTCTTCTATGGTGTAGTTAAGCAGACATTCCTGCGTGCGTGCAGATTTACCGGCATCGAGCGTTACAGGTTCCATCTCGCCTGATTGCGGATTGCGCCGGTTGACAATAAAGTTTTTATTCTTTGGCTTGAGGAACGCACGAGGATTGCGGAAATGGATGGACGGAATATTAAACTGCACGATTGGGTACACTTCGTTCAGAAGGATGTCCCAATTAACGCCGATATTCGGAACATAGCGACCTGTGTATCTCGCCAAGTTCTCTTGGATTGTGGGAAGAAGCTCCGCCTCATTACGCTTTTCAGCGAGCTTGATTTCATTATGAAGACGAGCAAGCGTCTTCTTGTCGAGCCGGTCAGTCTTCGCCATTGACGAATGATAGATATAAAGTTTGACAAAAATCAATTTGCTGGTATATCATTTGCTCATGCGAACCGACATCGACACCTCCAAATGGGAAGTCAGTCGGTTGGAATTTCTCACCAAACTTCTGCATTACCACCTCGAAGCTATCACCAAACTCGAAATTGAAATCCAACAAATACAAAAGGAGATTTCAGATGGCGATGACCCCCGGAGGAATAACTAGGACCGTAGCACTTTGGGTAATGATGATTGGAGCGTGTGTTGCCGATGGACTGCTCTGGTGGAGATGGGCGGTGGAAGGGTATCAGTTTATTACTCTCTTTTGGGCGACCTTTTGGGCGTGTATTATTTCGCTCGTGGTCGGGTATGAGTTATGGGCAACGATTACCAAGCACATGACCATATCGACCATGTACAAGAAGTGGATTACTTACGAGAAGGAGAATGGGATATTTCCGTGGGGGAGGACGGTACTGATAATATTAGCGGTAGCGCTTAATGCACTCATCATCCACCTCTGGTTCTGGTGAGCGCCATGTTGCAGGTTTACACTTGTCCAAAATGCGATGCTGAGTGGATACCAAGAACGGAGAACCCGGTGCAATGTCCACGCTGTCGATTCAGGATGCACACGCTTGGGAAAGATTTAGAGCGGATTGTTACGCTGAAGCGGATAGATAAAGAAGTGGCGCAGGAAAGGTCACTTCGGAAATGAAGATTTGTAAGGCAGTTCTATACGGCGCCTTGCTGTTGTGTATCTACCTGTTCGTCGCTTATCTGGCGTGGCATATCGAATGGACTGCTTTCGCCACCACATAAACTTGTCCTCGTCAGCTTCTGCTTTTTTCGCTCCCTTCGGAAATTGCAGGAGCTGGACGAGACCTTGTTCGCAGTCGATAATGTCATCGTGAACGCCCGCAGGGAATCTCATCAGCTCGTGTTCTAGGTCGCCCATATCCCGCAGATGATATATGCTGTGCTGAGCGTAGCGTGGCTGCAGGCGGGTCTCAATCCTGCTTATCTTATCGGTATCCCACTTCAATTCCTTCGTGTACAGAAAATGATTGCGCTCCCGCATTGCCTGACGCAGAATCCAATCCGTCACTTTTTCCAGCATGCCTTTTTCAAAGCCGATTGGAACTGACGAGCCTGTGAGTTTCCGGAGTCTTTCTTCCATTTGAAATAGTATTTCGACAATCTCGTTGGGTCGTACTCCCCGGCGGGCAAAGTAACTGTCAATAAGTATGTAACTGTCAGGCGTGAGGAATCCCGGCATGATGACAGTCGAATCTGCTGAACGCTTCTCTGACCATGCGAGGTCGCAGGCGATAGCCGATTTACATTGGGCGAAATATCCGGCAGATAGAATCTCGCCTCCTGTCGCAGTGAGGACATACTTCTCCCCTTCCTTGCGCCAGTACCTGAAGTCTTCCGAGTGGAACCGGGCTTCTCCGCCCTGCGCCGGGTCATTCTGATACTCCTTGGCGAATACTATTGGCTTCGTGCGTTTTATCTCCATCAAATCTTGGTAGGTCCATTTTTCCTCCCATAGCGATTTACCGCTGGTTTCCGCTTGATAGAATAGTTTTGTGAAATCGGGGTAGGTGTCTTTGCCAACCAATTTGGCAAGCAGCGCATCGTCGTGCATGATGGTGCCTACAATAATATATTGGCACCGCCCCCTTTCCCCCGCCGGAACAAGCGCTTCGTCAAATAATTGCTGAAGCTGAACCCTTCTTTCAGGCGACTTAACCATGATGTCATCTTCCATGTCGTCACCGAGAATAAGGTCAGGACGATAAGCACCATGCTTAATGCCACGAACACTGCCAATCTGGTCAACGCCACGACAAATAAACCGAGTATCGAACCCATCAGGGTGAGTGATGATAGAGTCGCCCTCAGCATCCTTCGAGATGGAGACTCCGGGGAACGCAGCACGCAGTTTTTCATTTTCTCTCAGCTCCTTTTTAATGGCTTCGAGCATCATGGCTGCTTTGCTGAAAGTGTTCGATATGAGCAGGATGCAGTGGAAGCGTTTGAATATCATTCCGTGGAAGGGATAGAGGAATACCAGCATGGTCGACTTCGCCGATTCCCTAGGCGCTGCTGCAGCGAGGCGCATATTCGCCATCGCTTCCCTGATTAGCTCAATATGGAAGGGCGGGGTGCGCAGCCGGAAGTGGTGCGGGAAGAATAGCTTGCCCCATAGCATGGGCGATTGCAGCAGGGATTGGTACAGCAGCTCGTTTTGAGATTTAAGCTCGCCCATTTGCTTCACGCCACGACTTGTCGTAGACCTTTTTCTGGTTCTCGCAGTAGCGCCGGAAGCAGTCTTCGCAGAGTGAGAAGCCGTGGGCGATGAAATGTGCGTGGCGCTTGGTCTGGTAATCCTTTGAGAAGCAGTCGGAGCAGAATGCGGTGGGGTAGACGGTGTTCTCGTCCCAACTTATTTTGGCGCTGGAGATATCTGCGTTCGACAGGGTGGTGAAATTGGTGTTGAGCAGGTCTGCGGTGACAACCTCGCCCGGCTTGAAGCTGTAAAAGTTCCGCTCTTTCCGCTTATTGGCGCTCTGGTCCATGGCGCCGAGAGAATTATCCGTGATATTCACATCCACGAAGTTCTTTTTCTTCCAATCTCCCGCCATCCGCCACCTCCCTGTTTGCGCCGATTGTACCCACCTTGTCATTATTTGTCAAAAGTTTAATTTCGGTGAAAGTTGTAGCGCTGTAAGAGTGAGGTAGGAGACCCCGAACACCCGCCCCCCTCCCCCGTTTCATTTTGGCTGGAAAAGTTTATAAAAGTTTGGTTTATAAAATGTAAAGTACATATTGTAAAGCTGAGTTTTATAAATTGTACTTTATAAAGTGTAAACTTGACCGTTGCCCGCCTTGCTTTTTTCTCATTCGAGTTATTATCTTTTGTCATATAGTGTAAAGTTATATTTTAATTCAGTTTTATGAAACGATGCTTTGCGCTTCTTTTCGCTTGATTTTATTACTAGATTTTTATCGCTTGTCAGTAGATTTTTTTTCATCTATTGCCAGTAGATTTTTATCGCTTATTACTAGATTATTTTTTCGAGTGTTTTGTTTTCAAAACTTTCATGCAAAACTATTTTCCCTATACAAAATAAATATCTTTTGACATTGATTGTCATTTTTGAGAGAATTTAGCGTCTTTAGAAATAGCGTTTTTTGACATATATGGCGGGCAAGTATCACTAGCACGAAATGCCAAAAACATTCTGAAGTGAAATGTGAATCCGTTAGCGTAACGGAGTAGCAAAGTAGCGGAATTAATTTCGGGATGGGGCGAAGAGTAGTGAATAGCATACCGAAGCCAGTGAGACCGGACGCAAAGATGAAGCCAAGTCTTCCGGCACGGCGCAAAAAGTAGCTAGCGCAAAGAGTCTTTTGACACTATGTAAAGACTTGCTACTGACTAGCGGGTTTATTCATGGGTACACACCTTAGAAAGCCAGCAGATTATCGCTGGTAACCCTAGAGCGAAAAAAGTGAACTGTATGCGTTCCCCTTACAAGGGATAGCGTTCATGCCATGCGTAGCGGGTATGAATTGACGGAAGTCTACACTGTAACAAGTGGGCGAGTGCATAGGGCGTTGAAGGTCTCTCTCTCCTTCTCTAACAATACAGCAAAGGATGAGGTGAGTTATGACACTATTCCAAGTAGTGAGAATAACAAAGGACAATCGTCTAGTGCCAGTAGAGATATTTCTTGACTGGTGTGAGGCGGAGTATACAGCAACAGAACAAGAGCAGATAACACACGACCATCACATGGTCGAGACAATCGAACAGTAACAAACACAAACAAGGAGAGAGACTATGAAGGCACAAGTGAAGGACAGAGTGTTACATATTGAGCTACCACTCGAAGACAATCCCATGCAATCTACAACGGGCAAGTCTCTAGTGATAGCGTCAACACACGGTAACAAGCCGATTCCAATGGGCGACAAGGTCGTCTATGTCGGAGTCAATGCGTTTATTAAGAACTAGCAGGTAACAAGAGAGACAGAGCGAAGGAGAGAGACAATGGCAAATCCATGCGCAAAGACACGACCGCTCGACAATCCGTATGAGATATGGGTGAACAATAGCGGATGGGAGTGGAGAGTGTTGAAGAAGTGGCAGGTAGATGACAACAAGCCGTATGCAAGGTGGTTCTGCGCTGTCAAGAGTCCGTTTACTTACGACAGCTATGAATACGGCGATTGCTATGTAACAGATGTGAAGGACAATGCTTACAAGCTCGAACAAGTGGCAAAGTAAATAACACAACAGACAAGGAGAGAGACCAATGGCTACAGATACAAACAAGCTCAACTCAGTGGAGAAGAAGGCACTTGCTGAAATCTTGAGGCGTGTCGCTGATTCACAACGGACACAACTCGATAGCTATGTGAAGGAGTTACAGCGGGCTATCAAAGAGAAACATCAGGACGACAATAATGTGCCGGAACTGCTGAAGAAACTGCAGACCGCAAGAGAAGAACGGCAGGAACTCGAAGAGAAGAAGAGGATAGAGCTGGAGAACTTCAAGAAAAACCAAGAGGACGAGATTAAACTGGCAAAGGCGAAAGAGGGCAGGATAGTCCAGACTATGGCTGACAAGGGGTTCGAAAGTGATGGCGATTATCTCAGAGAGAATCGGTATCACAGGAACGAAGAGTTGGAGTTCGTGAGCCGTGAAGGATTGCGGAAGTCTGCGACAATGCAGAATGAGTATAACACAGTGGCGGAGCGGGCGATTATGCGCTCGAACAAGATTGACGAAGCCGAGACCATGATTTGGACGGCACAGTCAAGGGATGAAGCCAATAGTGTTATGGCGAAGGTGATTGGTGGCGGGCTGATTGACGGCACGAGCCAATTCGCACAGCTAGAAGCACCGAAGAAATAACAAAGCCAGATAAGGAGAGAGACTATGGACAGCTACATGGCGGTCGGTATCGCTGAAGGATTTGAAGAAGCCGAGTCTGAAGAACAGCAGATTGAGGCGTGGCAATTCCTGATTGATACCGGACTAG